TAAACACATTTTGCGGAATTATGAATTTGAAGAGTGTGTTGAGAAATTTCAGCGTGAAGTCGAAACCGCATTGGCTCCAGTTTCCGATTATGTCCAGTATTATTTAAAAAATATCGCATTATTGAACCAGTGTGCAAGGTTGAAATTTCAAGCTGCATTTGAGTCCGTCCAGTTAGACGCTGGTTGCTTTGCCAATCAGATCATATATGATACTGCACCGACTAAGACCGGCCGGATGAGTGTTGTCTCTGGGCCCAACGTCCTGACGCTCAACAAAGACTTCAAACAGCAACTTGTTTCTAGATTTGCTGACGGAAAAATTGTAGAGGTTGACTATTCTGCTCTTGAGCCAAGAACGGCCCTCGCTCTTGCCGGAGCCGAAGAGTTTGTTGATGGTGATTTATACACAAGCATTGGAAAGCACATTGGCATTTCTGAGCGAGGCATTGCAAAGCAACTCATTATATCTTTCTTGTATGGTGCAGGAATGAGTACAATGTGTCGGTTGACCGGTCTTTCCGAAAGTTTTCTTGCTTCTAAATTAAAAGGTCTAAACAAGACATTCGGTAAGGATGAGCGTGTCGCTGACATTAGAAAGCAGCTTCGAGAATCAGGGTACTTCAAGAACCATGCAGGCCGCCCGATTTTTCCGGGTACCGATAAGGCTGGAGTGCTGTTCAACAACTATTGCCAGTCAACTGCGGTGGACGTTGCGTTGAGCGGATTTTCTGCTCTTGTAGGTGAACTGCAAGGCAAAGACATGAATGCAGTTCCGCTCTGTTTTATTCATGATGCAATGTTGCTCGATGTTCCTGCTCACGAGATGCAAGATGTGGCAGGTATGACAAAATCGTTACCGACTTATTTAGGGCTGGATTTTCCTACAAAGCTAACTGTGGTTAATAATTAGTAGTGATGGATACTGAACACAAAATAAGAAGATATATCAGGAAAATGTTGCTTGAGGTCGAGCAAACACGTCGACCTGGTCGTGGCGGCTACAAGAAAGAAATTCAAGCCGCTGGAGCTTTAGCCAAGAAAAACCCAGGCGAGTTACTGCGTCGCTTGGGAGTAGGTTCAGTTTCCGGACAGGACGATATTGAAAAGTTGAACAGCCTGTTAAAGCAAGCAGTTGCCGGGTCTAATGCAGCCAAGGCTATGACTAACGTATTTAGTGAACCACAGCCTCGTCAAGACAAGCAAACGAGTTATAAAGGGATTCGGATACCAGTCCAGATTATTCCGCCCAGAGACGCTCGCAAGTATCTTGAGCACACTGTTTTAGCGGCTCAAGCAGCCGGAAAAGCTCTGTTTGTAGACGATATTCAGATTGAGATATTGGGTAATGATGTCCTGTTGTACTTTTCTCCTCGGCCGTATTCTTGGGGCAAGCAGAAAGTAAGGACGGGTCAGTCTACAAAGAAACCTGAACCAGCAGCTGATGCTCAAGCCGAAGCCGGGAAAAAACGTCAGCACATTTTAGGAGAACCTGATCTGAATCCTGACCGAGCGTCAGAGAAGAAAAAGCAATCAGATGAGGCTTCTGTGTCATCAATGGTCTCTGGTCCGATTACGCCATTAGGTACTGGCCCGACATATCCTGACAAACCGAAGAAGAAGCCAAAATCCGCCGCAGAAATTACAGGTCGTGCTTTTGGCGGCGCCAAGCCAGTTAAAAAGAAAAAGAAAAATTGAACATTTGAACGTTGTAGAATACACTACACTAGTGGTGTTAAGCCACACTAAAAATTTGCACATTTAAACATTTGGAGGTTAAAAATGGCAATTGATCTTGATGCGATTCGACGTCGCTTGAACCAGCTTTCTGGAACCAACTCCCGCCGTGACACGATGTGGCGGCCTACCGAAGGTGAAGAGGCTACTGTTCGCCTGCTTTCGTTCCAGGACAACGATGGCCAGCCTTTTAAGGAGCGCTGGTTTTATTACAATATTGGAAACAACCCCGGCCTTCTGGCTCCGCACCAGTTCGGAAAGCCTGATCCAATTCAGAACCTGATCAATGAGCTTCGCAATGACAGCGAGAACAAGAGTTCTTATGAGCTTGCAAAGAAGCTCTACCCTAAGATGCGAGTCTATGCTCCGGTAATTGTCCGCGGCGAAGAAGATAAGGGTGTTCGTCTCTGGGCATTCGGCAAGATGGTATATCAGTCCCTACTTAACATCATGCTTGATGAAGATTATGGTGACATTACTGACCCTGCAGAGGGACGTGATATTAAGGTCATCTGCACCAAGGCTCCTGGTCGCCAGTGGGCTACCACCGAGGTTATGCCTCGTGGCAAGCAGACTAAGCTTTCGACTGACACCAAGCAGGCAAAGCAGTGGATGGATTCAATTCCTGATCTCGATGCAATGTACAGCTGCAAGAGCTTTGATGAGCTCGAAGGCATCATTAATGCCTGGCTAAACGGTGGCTCTGATGACTCAATGAATTCTGATGTTGGGTCTACTCGTGGCACTGCAAACTTGCAGACTGAAACGACTCCTGCAAAGAAGGTGTCCGGAAATATTGACGAGGCTTTTGCCGATCTGGCTGCTGAGTTTGATGATATGTAAGCACCAGTTTAATAACTGACTTACTCTTGAAGAGGCTGCAAATTGCAGCCTCTTTTATTTGTACAAGAGTGCTCATTGTGTTAAGGTTAAAAGACAGGGAGTTATATCAACATGGCAAAAAACAAGAATTCAGATAGTGACAACTTTACCAGTGATCTCATCAAACAGCTTAACAAAGAACATGGAGCCAAGGTTGCATATAACCTTGAAGCCGATGATTCACCTACCCACGTAAACCGCTGGATCAGCACCGGATCAAAGCAGCTTGATTACATTATTGCAAACCGTCCTGACGGTGGGCTTCCAGAGAGTAGAATTGTTGAGATCTTCGGTCCGCCTTCAATTGGTAAGTCGCATATCGCAATCCAGGTAGCCAGGTCGACACAGCAACTTGGTGGAATTGTTGTCTATATTGACACCGAGAACGCAACAAGTGTTGAGAACCTAAAACACCTTGGGGTCAATATATCTAAGCGCTTTGTCTATGTTGATACACACTGTACCGAAGAAGTGTTGTCCATTGCAGAGTCTACGATTATGAAGGCTCGAGCCATGGAGAAAGATGTTCCAATTACAATTATTTGGGATTCGGTTGCGGCATCTTCACCAAAGGCTGAGTTGACTGGTGATTATGACCAGAACTCAATTGGCTTGCAGGCTCGTGCTATCTCTAAGGGAATGCGGAAGATTAACGGGATTATCGCAAACCAGAATGTTTTGTTTATCTGCCTGAACCAGATTCGCACAAAGATCGGTGTAATGTACGGTGATCCTACAACGACACCAGGTGGTAAGGCAATCCCGTTCCATTCATCAGTAAGAATCAAGCTCGGTGCCGGTCAGAGAATTGAAAACAAGGCGAAAGAAGTAATAGGGATTAATGTTTCTGCGAAGACCATCAAAAACAAGGTTGCACCGCCATTCAGGACGGTAAACTTTGAAATTCACTTTGGAAAGGGAATTGTAGAGCATGAACAGGTGTTTGATCTCCTAAGAAAGCATTGCAAGGATAACGGTCCGGTCGAGGTTGGTGATCGTATACTATCGATTGAAGGGACTGGAGCCTGGAAGTCTCTGAGTGTTGCAAATGCGGCTACCGGTGAAGAAATTTTGCTAAAGAAATTCTACAAGGCTGATTTTGGAGAGGTATGGGAAGATCAAGAGTACACTAAGTATGTTGATGCCCTTCTCGAACACGCACTGGTTAGAAAGATGAGTGATGACGATGAGATTGATTTTGATTCAGAATCATATTCCGAGGTTGATGCACTAGCTCAGGATCTTGACCTGCAAGGCGACCTCGGATTACTCTACTGACAGATTATCTACTCGTTGATGGCTTAAACGTTTTCATGCGGCATTTTGCCGCAAATCCAACGACGAGTGGGAACGGTGAAAGTGTAGGTGGTGTGGTTGGATTCTTGAGGGGGTTGAAAAACTTGATTGATATGTTCAGCCCTAATCAAGTCATAGTGGCTTGGGAAGGCGGTGGGAGCCCCAGAAGGCGAGCACTTGATCCTAACTACAAACAGTCTCGGCGTCCTGTGAAGCTAAATCGCTGGTATGATGAGATTCCGTCGACAGTTGGGAATAGAAACCAGCAAATAAACATGTTGATCGGCTTCTTGCGGATGGGTCCGGTACACCAGATTTATGTTCCGGATTGTGAAGCCGATGATGTAATAGGTTACCTAACTGGATTCGAATTTAAAGACAAGAAAGTCGTTATTGCAACGTCGGACAAAGATTACTATCAGCTGATCAATGACAATGTCACGATCTGGTCACCAGGACAGAAGCGCCTAATAAAATCAGAAGATGTTGTGAAAAAGTTTGGGGTTTCTGCAAAAAATTTCTGTGCTGCAAGATGTTTTTGTGGCGACAGCTCGGATGGAATTAGTGGTGCACAAGGGGTAGGTTTTAAGACCTTGGCCAAGAGGTTCCCTGCACTTTCTACTGAGGAAGAGCTGTCAGTGGCTGAAATAGTTACAGTAGCATCTGAACTTGCAAAGACATCGAAACTAAAACTTTACAAAAGTATCGTTGCTCATTCAGATCGTGCAAAACTAAACTGGAAGCTCATGTATCTCGGAACGAATAATTTGTCAGCAGATCAAATCAATAGAGTAAAGTTTCAGATAGAGCAAGTTCCACCAAAGTCAAAAAAGCTTGACTTTATGAGAATGTTACAAAAACATCAAATAGTCAATTTCGATGTAAATTCGTACTTTATGTCGTTAAATTTAATTTCCAATAGCAAATAAGAGGTTTTGAATGTCGGAGCAGGTAATTCTCAAGCCGAAGGCGGGTGTCGCGCACTTCCAGTCTTACGGTAAGCACTTTCAGGAGAAAGTTTTTCAAGGTCTATTGACCGATCATTCATGGGCATCACAGATGCTCGAGGTTATGTTACCGGACTTTTTCGAACTCAGATATTTGACATACCTCTGTGAGAAATATTTTACTTATTTTACGAAATATCGCACATTTCCAACTCCGAATCTGCTCATTACGATTGTTAGAGATGACTTGCTAAATGATCATGACACGCTACTGAAGGAACAGATAGTTGACTACCTTCAGCGTATGAAAATGGACCCAGATATGGGTGACATTC